GTAAACGATTCGGGGTCGCCGATCGATATGATCGGGCGGCCTCTCACCTTCGCGGTGGTAGCACTTGGCTACAACGGCCAACGGATGCAACCAGGCGACGCGCCTCAGACGACGATCGTCCCCCAGGGCGACCAGACGAAACCACTCGCGCCAGAGTTTTTCGATCTCGATATCCGAAGCAAGGAATCGATCTATCTCGAATGGTCGGAGTCGCGCTCGAACGATGTTAGCCATTACATCGTTCGCTACTCGCCCGTGTTCCAGGGCGCGGACTTCAACAGCGCGACCATTATCGCGAATCGTCAACCCTACGCCTCGACCTCGATCACGGTCCCGGCACGCCTGGGAACCTACTTCGTGAAAACGGTCGACACCTTCGGGAACGTCTCCGAGGGCGCGGTCCTGGCCATTACGCCGACGGCCACGTTAAACGACGATATCGAACTCCAGATCGTCGAGGAGCCGACCTGGCCAGGCGCGCTCGAATCGATGGAGATCAAAGGCGGGTTTCTCCAGTCTCTCGGCCTGGACGATTTCACCTACGCGACCGGGGGCGTCTACCTCTACAAGAAATATCTGGACTTCCGCCATATTCACCCGATCACGTTTACGGCCCAGATCGAGGCCGAGGCGATCATGGACGGCGTCGCGATAGATCCCTCTCTAGTGGGGGAGGAATGGGACGCCTGGTTTGAATTGCGTTCCGCGGACAATGCGAAATTCTTAATTGATTGGCCGATCCTAACCAAGGTCGAGCCGAACCTGATATTTAGCGGCGCGATGTTTGGCCCCTGGCGCAAGTTCTACGCGGGCGAGTACACCGGGCGATTTTTCCAGTTCCGTCTATGCGTCGCGTCCAGAGATCCGCGGATCGGCGTTCGCATTAAAAAGGCCCGCGTCGACGTGAGCGCGAGGATCCGAGTCGATGGCGACTACGACGTTCAATGTCCGGCCGAAGGCCTGCGCGTGACGTTCGAGCCGCCTTATTACGAAACGCCCGCGCTCGCGATTACCCAGGATTCCGCGCAAGAGGGCGACCGCGCGGTCGTCTACGCGAAGGACCGATTCGGTTTCAATATCGCATTCGTGAACAAGGACGGCGTCGATTCGGCCAGACAGTTCGACTGGATCGCGCGCGGATGGGGCAAGGAGGAGCCGGCACTCCCTCCCTTCGAAACGACGAGAAGTATTCAACAATCGCAGACAGCGTATTTCCGCGGTGGCACTTCGCGTTATATGCGGTCAATTACGGGCGATAATAACGGGAGAGGAAAATATGAGCCAATTTAAAATCAACATCATTCCAGAGTTAGACGACGGCGTCTCTCTCTCGGAGCAACTGAACACCTGGCGCGATGCGATTCACTCGACGCACCTCGGCCCGGTGCGGCCGGACTACGCGACGCCTGGCACGATCTGGGTCGACGACTCGGTTCCTGGCGGTTGGATCATTTATATATTCGACGGCGAGATCGATATCCCTCTCTCCGTTTACGCCGGGTTTGCCTGCGCGGTCCCGTTCTATCGCGCCGACTCGACCTACGACCCGATCCCTCTGGCCGGCCAAAGCTGCGGCGGCACGCCTGGCGGCGGTGGCGGTTCTGGCGGCGTGACCGCGGGCGTCGAACAGATCCGACCAGGTGAAGGCATTAGCGTCGCGCCTTCGACTGGAACCGGCGTCGTCACGGTGAAGACGACGAATACGATCCCCTTTACCGACAGCACCAATACAGACCACGACCTACCTCTCAATCCCTAAAAGGAAATCAAAATGTCTATCGCAGTCAAAGGAATTAAAGACGGTTCGAACAACTACACCGGACTCGGCGAGTTCACGGCGGGCGAAACGCTCGATCTGACCGGCCCGATTAAGTTCGCCGATGGTACGTCGCAGACGACCGCGTTCGTCCCTGGTGCGGGCGGGTCTGTTAATAGCGTATTCACGCGCACCGGCGACGTCGTCGCGCAGAACGGCGACTACACGGCCGGCCAGATTACGAACGTCGCAACAGGCCGCGCGAATCGCCTGGTCGCGACGACCGTCCAGGGCGCGCTCGACGAACTCGACACCGAGAAACTCGACGCCTCCGCGGCGGCGACTCTATATCAGCCGCTCGACGGCGACCTGACAGCAATCGCAGGGATCGCCGACACGGCGGGCCTCTTGCGTAAGACAGCGGCCGACACCTGGGCGCTCGATGCGACTCAGTACCTCACGGCGGCCGGCGCGGTGACGTCCTTTAATACGCGCGTCGGTGCGGTCGTCCCGGCCGCAGGCGACTACGCGGCGAACCTGGTCACGCTTGATCCTACGAACGTCGCAGGCGTGACCTCGACGAACGTCCAGGGCGGCATGGAGGAACTGGCGACCCTGATCGCGTCCGCCACGAACGGCCTCGTTTTTATGGGCCTGATCGGGTTCAACGACGCAGACCCGGCCGATCCAGATCCGGCCGGTCCCAGTCATTACTTTATTTTCAACACCGAAGGCGCGCGAACTGTCGGCGACGCAGCGGGCGCGAACGTCCTGGTCGGCGACTGGTTGATCTATCACAAGCCGAGTTCGGCCTGGGTCCATTTCGACTACTCGGCGCGTACTGCGACGGCGGCCAGTACTACCTACGACCCGACTGGTAACACCTACATCACCGCGACGAACGTCGACGCAGCAATCGACCAGGCGGACGCCGCCCTGGTGAGCGTCGATACACGCCTGGACGCGCTCGAGGCCGCTCCTGGTGGCGTCGAATCGTTTAAGGGCCGCACCGGCGCAGTATTGCCAACAGCCGGCGACTACAACGCACAACAGACGACCTTCGCGCCCGTCGGTGCTATTACCGCGACGAACGTCCAGGACGCGATCGCCTACGTCGAGGCGAACACGCTATCGCAGGGCGACCTCGACGCGCATATCAACCAGGCCACGAACGCCCACGCGGCGACCGCGATCGGGTTCGCGCCGGCCGGTGGGATTGTGGCGACTAACGTCCAGGCCGCGATCGAGGAAGTTAAGGCCACGGTCCGACTCGGATCGATGCCTTTTTATGACACGTCCGGCGCTCTGAAGCCGATCGCCAACATTTAACCAGGGGAAAGAAATGGCAGAGTCACGAAATCCAGTCAAGCCGGTTTATTCCGGGACTGACATTGTGGCCCTGGGGGAGTATTCCCCTGGGGACACGATGACCATGCCGGGGGCGATTTATTCAAACAGCCTCCAGATAAACGATGCGAACGCTTATCCTTCCAATATCAAATTGGCCGTGAGCGGTGACGCCTATATTACGAACGGCGGAAAGCTTGGGTTAACAGAACAGTCAAATAACAACACTTGGAACCTGTACACGGGGGCCGACAATATATTTAGACTGCACTTTTTCACGGATGGACAGCCGACTATTACGGCGGAATCCGCAGCGAATACGACGTCGATCCCGCGTATTGGTTTGCAAGGTGACGTGTATGTCGGCAACGACAACCTAGTCAATCTGCGCGATTTTCGTACACAGTCAAAAAACACAAACGGGTATCAAAGGCTGCCCGGCGGGATTATTTTGCAATGGGGGTCTGCGCTCTCTATACCAAACAATACAGGGTTCGCTTTCCCCATTGCGTTCCCCACAGCCAGACTGTCGCTCGTCATTACCTCAGATTTCACCTCTGCGGTCGCAGTTTCGACGAGCGGCGCATCAAATACAGGGTTTACTGTAATGACTGAAGGCGGGATCGTTGTGGCCGCAATCAGATGGTTTGCTCTTGGCTATTAAGGATAAACAGCATGAACATATATTTTTATTCAGCACAAACAGGCGGTTTTTATAACGCTGAAATTCACGGCGAGAGCATTCCGGCCGATGTTGTGGAAATCACCGAGCAAGAATGGAAGGACCTTTTAGACGGGCAATCGAACGGCAAGGAAATCGTCGCCGATAGCAGGGGCTACCCGGTCCTTCAGGACCCGCCTCCTCCGACGAAAGAGGAGACCGCGGCCAAGCGCGCGCAAGAGCAAGCCAAGACCGACGCGATCGCCAAGCTAACGGCCCTGGGCCTCACCGAGACCGATCTCGCGGCCTTGGGGATCACCTAACCACAACGGAGAACCCACCATGACTGAAATCGCTCTGAACGTAGCAAACGCCCTGGCCGCGATGATCCTGGGGCCGTTCCTGGTCCCGGCGGCGGTGGCCACCGGCAACCAGGAGGCACTCTGCAAGGAACTCGGGGGCGTCTACACGCCGACCGCGACGGACGTCTGCCCTGGCGGTCAATGGATCCGCGTCGTCGACAACGTCGTTCGCGCAGGCCAGGCACGCAAGGCCGGCGAGGCAACTCCACCGGCGAAGTGATACGCCAGGCCGGACGAGTGATATTTTTCGCGATACGCCCGGCCTGAGACCCGCATGGATCCTCGCTTTCCTAGCCCTTGAGCTACGGAGGCGAGGGGGTCATCCTAGGGCGTCGACCCCGAGAAATCAAGCACTTTCTACCACTCGAGATCACTCGGTTCGCCTGGTGCGTGATACTTTTGTACTCCCTCGCGTATCAACGTATCAGTACATGGCCACGATCTCAGAAACCAAAGCCGGGACCTTCCGCGTCCTGGTGCGTCGCAAGGGCGCGAAGTCTATCTGTAAGACGTTCAAGACCCGCAACGAGGCGGACAGGTTCGCACGCCAGGCCGAGAGCGCGATCGACCTGGGAAGGTCTCCCACGGCCCCGAACGGTGCGACCGTCGCCCAGGCGATCGAGGCGTACCAGGAACTCCGGGAAATGGGGGCGCGGCCGATCGAGCCTCAATCGAACGAGGTCTATATGCTGCGACACCTCGAGCGCGAACTCGGCGACGATCGGGTCGCGAACCTCACGCCCAAACGAATCGCGCAGTATTGCACCAAGCGCAAGAAAGACGGCGCGGGACCGTACACGATCGGGATGGAGGTCTCGAAATTGGGGACCGCGCTCAAGTACGCGCGGATCACGCTCGGCGAGGACTGGGGGGACCCTGTCGCCCAGGCGCGGCCACTCCTGGATCACCTGGCCCTAGTCGGCCCTGGCAAGGCACGCGAGCGCCGGGTCTCGAGCGAGGAGGAGACGGCCCTGCGCGCGGTCATGCCGGCCATGCTGCGCGATATCTACGACCTGGCGGTCCTAACGTGCATGAGGCGAGGCGAGTTCGTGCGCCTGGAATGGCGCGACGTCGACCAGGAGAAACGCCTCCTCACGATCCGCGACCGTAAGCACCCTAGACAGCGCGAAGGGCATACGGACGTGATCCCGCTCCTGGGGAACGCGCTCGAGATCCTCATGCTCCAGGCCAAGGGCGACGGCCCGATCTTTCCGGTCTCGCCGGAATGGATCTCGGACCATTTCCTCCTCGCGTGCAAGATCGCGCGCATCGAGGACCTTCATTTCCACGATCTGCGCCATGAGGCGGTCTCCAGGTTGTTCGAACTGGGGTACACGATCGAACAGGTGGCCATGGTCTCGGGCCATCGATCCTGGTCCATGCTCAAGCGATACACTAACCTTCGGCCCGAGCAGTTTCACGCAATCGACCCAGGTAAGCCGCGAGATCCTCCGCGGCACAAAACCGACGACCTCCGTCCAGGTACGTCGGGAGCGTGATCTCTCCGCGATAGAGCCGGTTCGTGAGGTTCCCTTTCGAGATCCGAAGGACCTCGGCCACCTCCTCCATGCCGAGCCTGGGGCCGTATTTCTCGAGCAGATAGGCCGTAAGCATTAGACTCATTTAATCGACTCCCCATATCCGTACAAGGCAATCAGCGCGCTATCGGAGCGGCCGTCGTCCTTTACGCGTTTAAACCGATCGGCCTGTTCCGGGAATAACTCCATAGCGCGCTGACGCGACGCGCCTTTCCCCTGGGCGAGTTTTAGCGATTTCATCCAGACCTGGGGCGTGACCAGGCGATACGGAATAAGCATTCCGGCCAGGACTCCCTCGAGGATCCCGGCCGAGCGGCCGAACCCGAACATCGAGGCCGTACCCTGGCCAGGACGGGCGGCCACTTTCTCGATGATCGCCTGACAAGGGTCACGCGCGAATAAACGCAGTTCGGCCACGATCGCATGGGGGGCGACCTGGCGTTTCATGCTCGAGCCGACCTTGACCTCGACGGTCGGCATATCGAACACGTCGACGATATCGCCGAACTTATCCAGGACCGTAAACGCGCCATCCAGGCCTGGGTCGAATCCGATTATGTAACTCATGGTTTCATTCCCTTTAAGGCGGCGATCGACGCCTTGTTTTTCTCGATCTCCTTTTTCGCTTTCTTACCGGCCGGCGACTTGTCCTCCGCGTACACGGCCTCCAGGTCGTCGGGCATTTCCGCGAGCGAGTTCCCGGCCGTGACCTCCGCGCCGAAAATCTCCTTCATGTCGTCGACCAATTTATCGCCCAGGAGCGAAGGATCCAGGAGGAAAATCTCTCGACTCTTGTAATGGCCCGGCGTCGCGCTATTGGTGAACGTGCGGTCCGCGCCTTTCACCTGGTAAGTGATCGAGCCATTGCCTCCGTCGATCGGGAGCGCGAACGGAATCAAGGGCGGGATATAGATGTGGTCGTCGCACGCCTCACGTTGAACCTTTTCGGCGATGATCCGATTATGGTTCTCGCAACGCCAGGAGGCATTCTCAACGGGCGAGGCATGGCAACACGTCCGACAGTTCACCTCGGCGACTGCCTGGCCGTGACAGAGATCCTTAAAGTCGCACCACCGGCACTCGAAAAAATCCCGATCGTCTGACATACGCTCGGGGGGCGTCGTCGCGTTAATGATCGCCTCGGCCTTCGCGACCAGGCGGTCGGCCGCGTCCGCGTCGAACTTGACCCACTCGGAATAGAGCGCGTCGGTGTTTTTGTTGACCGCCAGGTAGAGCGCGCGGTCCAGTTCGAGGAACTTCATGTAGACCTGGACCTGGGCGTAATGCTCCGGTTTCGCGACCTGGACGCCTTTCGATTCCAGGGTCGTAAACGACTTGTCTCCGTGAGTCTTGAACTCCAGGACGGCGGCGGTCTTCGGGGCCTCCGGGAGACCTTTCGCCACTCCGTCGCACGAACCCGCGAAGTGACCATTCACGGCCTCGATGCGGATCTGTTTGTTCGTGTCCGGGTCCAGGTCCCAGACCTCGACGCCGATCGCGCGCAACTCGTCGACGAACCTGGTTTCCTCGAGGTTCCCGCGGTCGAACAGGCGCAGCATACGACCCTCGAAGGCCGGAGTCTTAGCCCACCGGAACGAGTACCAGAGCGCGCGCGAACACGACTTCCCGATCTGCGACGCGCCCAGGTGGGGGCGGTTCCCCTGGGGTTTCTTTCCCCACCACTTCACGATCGCCTGGGCGGTGGTGTTTGAGCGTTCAGGGATCGGCGTCATGCTTTCACCATGCGGCCGTCGGGATAGAACAGGGTCCCATGGATGCGACTGGGCGCGTCCAGGATCTCGAGGGAGCCTTCCCGACGGGCGCAGTCCTTCAGGGTGAACCCTGGCCAGATCGGCCGGTTCAATTTGTCGATATCACTCACTTTTACTGGTTCGCTCATTTTTTGGTTTCCTTTGATAAATGGATACGCTGATCTTTTCCTGGCACTCGTTACAGATCCACCGGCGGATCTTTCCGCGCTGAATCTTGGTCATGTTTTTTAATAGTCGGCGGGACTGGCACGCCGAACAGAGAATGCGATCTTCCATGGTTCGGTCTCACGAATAGGCCCGCGCGAGGCGGGCCTGGGGGTTACTTCCACGCCTTGCGAGGAGCGGCGGACGCCTGGGCGGGTTGTGGGGCCGCCTTCGGTGCGGCCTTCGCGCCGGCCTTGTATCCATAGACCCGGTTCCTGGTCGCGTCCTTTTTATCGATCCCGATCTCGACCTGGACGTCATGGCCGATCAAGTCCTCGATGTGTTTCATTTTGTCCAGGCCAATCGCGGAGCAAAGTCCCGCGAGTTCCTGGCGACCGATCGACTCGGCCTGGGCCGACTGGTTGACCACGTTCAGGACGTGCCAGACGCGCCGGCCTGAGAAGTCGCCGGTCGTGATCTCGAGCGTGACGTTTATGTACTGGCCGGATCCCGACTTCGTGTCCTTAAGTTCGGCGTCGAGAATGCTCGCGGCATACGTCCCAGGAGGGATCGGTCCGCGCTCGAACTGTTCGGCGGGTTCAATGGTTGAGGGGTCGAACTCGAAAGAGGTTTTCATTTGGTTAATTCCTATGGGTTGTGGTTTAGTTAACTACTGGGTCACGCGGGGAACTGGTTGGCCAGGGCCTCCCAGGTAAGGTCGCAGTCCTCGAACCCGAACCGAGTCCCGGAGGGATAGGCCGGACTAGGTTCCAGGTGGAGAACTCGGTCGCCCGTTTTCAGGGCCTTATTTTGTTTCTGGCCGAACCCGGCGTCCGTCTTTCTTACGGCGACGCGGTGGGCGGCGAATCCGACGACGTCGGCGTACTCCTCGAGGATCGCGGAGGCCTTGGCGTTCGTCTTTAAGACGTAGGAATCGTATCCCTCAGTCATTGGGTCCTCGATGCGTTTGATCGAGACGTGAGAGATTAGGATCACGGCCATATTTCGTTTGGCGCGCAGGATCTCCAGGCGCTCGATCAAGTTTCGCCACTCGTCGGCGGCCGCGACGTATCCCTTCCCGTAGCCGGCGGCCTCGATGTTGTCCCATTTGTTTTTCTTGCAGACGTAAGCCCACAAGAGCGGTTCGAGCCAGTCGGTCGAGTCCAGGACCACGGTCTCGAAGTCGTGATCCTCGTTCGTGAGGGTATCGATCGCGGAGAGGACGTCCTCGTAAGTCTCGGCGAGGGGAAACGCGCTCACGTCGACACCGTCCAGGCCGTCCTCGGTGCGGATGACGATCGGGTTCGGCGCGCCGGCCGCGAAGGTCGATTTCCCGACCTTGGGGACGCCGGCCAGGAGGATCCGGGGGGCGCGCATTTGTTTCGTTTTACTGATACTGGCAAGGTTAAAGGCCATTTCTTTCTCTCTTGGTTGTGGTGGTTAATGACGATGACGACGGACCGGGTGAAACGCCCGGTAAATGATGCGACGGCGCTCGCTCTCGAGCAGATATCGCTGATAGGGATCGCTTGGGGGATTGAACGCCGGAATGTGGTCCGTATAGGCGCGCGGCATACCGGCGCATCCAGACAAGAGCAACACGGCGAGGAGGGCGGCGATTTTCATAGCGGCGATTACTTAGGGGCCGAGCCGCAAACGGAAAACACTTTCCCGCGGGTCACGAACGGGTCGGCCAGGTCTAACTGCAATTTGCAAACGGTGTAGTCCCGTTCGGCGGCCGAGGTCGGAGCGGGTTTCGTCATTTCCGTGACGGCGGCGTCGGCCCAGTCTGATGTGGTCAGGTAAGACACGCCGAGGAGAAACGCTATTCCGATTACGATCCCTTTCATTTTTTCGTTCCTTAGTTTTGGTTTGCGGGTTAATTCCCGTTAAAAAGATTAGATCATGGAATTGAGGGATTCTCAACGTATCGAACAAAATAAATACTAATCGAAACCGATTATATTGATAGCGTAAAGCTATTAACTGGGGCGGATCCAAAGCACGCGCGACGCCCAGACCAGGGAGAGATTCTCGAGGGGCGCGCCCAGGGTGAAGAAACGCGTCGTAATGTTGAACCGGCCGGATTGATACCCGCGGGCGATCACGCCGATAGTCAGTTCGCCGGTGGCGGTGGCCGCCAGGCATAGGCGACCCAGGTTCTCGCTCGGGTCGCTCTGAGTCCCTTCGCAGAACAGGATCCATCCGTCGCCTGGTGCGAAGGGGGCGCGTACCTGGATCGCTCGAGCGTCGCGCGGGAGATCGGCCGGACCGGCCGCCCGGTCCTGCGCGCCAGGAGCCAGGAGCGTGACCAGTCCCTCGGTGGTGCAATGGCCAATGATCGGGACCTTCGGGTCCTCGGAGACGTCCACGCCAAAGAGACGCAGGACCTCGCCGATCGGCAACTTCAGGAACCCGGCGATCTGTTTGGCCTCGGCCGGCGTGATCCGGCGCTTGCCTCGCAGGAGCATCGAGACGGTGGCCGCGTCCGCCCCCAGGTGGTCGGCGAGGGCGCGCTGCGTGAGTTTCAGGTCCCGGATCCTGCCCTGGAGGGCGGCCGTATCGACTTCGTTCGTCATTCGTTCGGTTCGTTTATGGTTGTACAACGCGAGGAGAAAGCCTAAACTAACGGCAAGAGAAACGCAACACTACCCGAATCCAGGAGACCACTTTGCGAACTTCAACGTCTCAATTACCGGCCGAACGCCTGGTCGCCCTGTTCGGGACCCGGTCGGCGCTCGCCGAGGCGGCCGGTATCCACCGGGCGACCGTGACGCTATGGTTCCGCTCACGCGACGACGGCGGGACCGGCGGCGCGATCCCCATGCGCCAATGGCGGCCAATCATTCGGGCCGCACGCGAGAGAGGGATCACTCTCACGCCGGCCGACCTGATCCCTGGCGAGTTCCTGACCGCGCTCAACGTGAGAGCGAACGCATGAGGGCCGCCCTGGTGGTCCTGGCACTCCTGGCGGGGTGCGCGCCTCACCAGTCGCCAGACGCCAGGCGCTACTTCGCGATTACTTGCGCGTTCTCGAAATGCGATATCTATCACCAGATTATCGGCGACTCGCCCGAGGCGTTCGAATTGATGCCTGGTGATCCGAAGCCGCCCGACAAGCCTACGAATAAGAAATAGTCTCCCTTTATGGGCGACGCCTGGTAAAAGCGTTTAATGCACGCCACTCCTTCGTGCGGTCCCACGCTCAGGTCGTCGCCCACCTTTTTCTCTGTCATGTTGAGATAATCTAAATAACGTGTTACAAAAGCATTTCGTTAAATAAGGAGATCCAAAAATGTCCGACCAATTTCAAGAGTTAATGACCCGCCTTCGGACGGGTAAGGTTTACCGCACTCAGGCCGAGGCACTACGCGAGCCGCAGTATTTCGTCGCGGTCCATGGCCCGTATTACGCCGAGCGGCGCTTTAAGTTCTCAGGCGAGACCGCGGCCGCTCTGGTCCTCGCGTTCGTCCTGGGCGCGTCTCTCGCGTTTATTTGAGGAGATATCGATATGACACCACTAGAAAATCAAGTCGGCGGGGATCATTACCGCGCCATGGCCATACAGCCGGTCGAGTTTATCCACGCCAACGGGATCCCGTTTATCGAGGGTTGTGTCGTGAAATACGTTTCACGGTGGCGCTCGAAGGGCGGCGTCGCCGACCTGGAGAAGGCAAAGCATTTCCTCGAGATCCTAATCGACCTCGAGCATCGAGCCGAACTAATGAAAACAATCAAGGACAGCAAGAAATGAACTATCGCGAAACACTCGTCCAGGCGCTCCGTCTCCTGGTCGGTCCGAACCAGAACGTCGACGCGGCGGCCGACGTGATCGCCGAGAGCCTGGCCAACGGCCGGCGCGATCTCATGCTCGACGCCGACCTGGTCAAGGCACTACACGCGGCGCATGACGGAATGCCTTATTCCTACGCGCGCGCCATTCAGAACGCTATTTTCGACAAACTAGGGGTATGAAATGCAAGACTTCGGAAAAGACAATCGCCAGGCGTTCCTCGATGCAAGCCGGCCAGTACAAAAACGCGACGCGGTTTGGGTCGAGATCCTCGTCGCCCTGGGTCTCCTGGTCGCGACGATGTTTTTTATCGCTTGGGCCATTGACGTTTTATAAAGAGGTTTAGATTCGGTTTAGGGAGGAAAATCTATGTATGCAAGGAGCCTAGTATTCGATGAGAGCGGACAGGCAATAAGCGTTAACAGGGCAACCTGGAAAACAAAATATCGGTGCGAGAAAGGGTGCGACGTCATGCTCAAGAGCGGCCACCCGCACAGCAAGATCGCCAAGCATTTCGCCCACTACCCAGGGCATAAACACGGCCGCGATGATCTCGTCGGGTTCGGTGGCGAGGGCGTTCTGCACAAAATAGCCTCCGAGGCGGTCAAGGCGATTTATGGCGGTGACTTGTGCGCGAGATATCCGAACGGGATCCATATCTCCGACGTCGGGAGCAAAAAAGTATTCCACGAAATAATCGTGACGAACCCGCCAAGCGACGAAAAGCGCCGAGCGATTCGCGAAATGCTTTACTCGGGGGCGATCGAGACGGTCTGGATGTACGACCTCCGATCCGACGACGCACAGTACCAGGCGGATCTACTCAACAGCTACCCGCGCCTAATAAACGAACTCGCCAGGCGAAAGCAGTTCGCCATTCGAGACCGCCAGGTCGGCCCCATCGAAGGCGCGGCCTACGGTGTGGCGCTCGAGGGCGTGCGGCCGGTGCATATAAAAAAGAATGAGGTAATCCCTGCGCCGACCGATACCCGCCATCTATTCGCCTGCGATCACGGTCCAGGCGCCGGGTATCGGTTTAAAACGTGTCTAACGTGCTGCGCGCGATGGGTTCATGCGGCGCGCGGTCTACCCGCGGTTTATCACGCGAACCTGGACTATCTTGCGCGCTATTTCGGGCGGCGTGAGGAGGATGTACTAAAACAAATAGAGATTCTGGAGAATGAGCAATATGCAGCCTGACCTGAGCGAAGCAAGACGATTATTAGACGCAGGGTTTAACCTGGTCAGACTGCACGACTACGAAAAGCGCCCGATCGGCCTGGGGTGGAACTCGCCCGAAGGCCGAGCCTGGGAGATCGAGGACAACGCCACCGGGTACGGTGTACCGCTCGCGCCTAATCGCCTATGCAGTATCGACCCGGACAACTGGGAACTATCTGTCGTCGGGATGCGCGCGCTCGGGTTCGACCTCCAGGCCATCATGGCCGCAGGCGCTCGCAGCAATTCCACGCGACCAGGTTCAGGTGGCCGGTCCGCGTTCGCCGAGGAACCCGATCTATCCTGGATCAAGTTCTCCTCGAAAGAGACCGGGACCGTCCTCGAACTGCGCGCCGATAGTCCGAACCTGCAGGACTGCGTCCCTGGCCTCCTGTACCGCACCAAGGACGGCACGCTATGCACGCAGCAATACGCCAACGGGAAACGCCTGGACGACCGTCCTGCGCTGCCTGATGCGTTCCTCGAGTTCTGGCAACGATGCACGACCGACCTGGAGTATCTGCGCGTCGTCCAGGCGAAATTCTTCGCGGCCATATCCGAACACCTGGCCAAGCCCGCCAAGCCCCACCTGGCGATCAGCGGAGGCCGCTCTGGCCGAAAACTCGCCTACACGTCCGACTGTCGCGCGCCATTCAATCGCGCGAATACGGTCCCGGAGATCCTGGCCGAGCATGGGTACACGCAGGACCGCGCGACTAAGCGATACGCTCCTCCCTCGGCGACCGGCGAGCCATGCGTGCGAGAGATCCCAGGCCGCGAGGGCCTCTGGCACTCCGACCACGCAAGCGATCCACTCCAGGGATCATTCGACGCCTGGGTGGCCAACGTACAGTTAAATTTCGACGGATCGCTCGAGGACGCCGAGCGCGCGTTTCGCGCCTCGCAGGGCGAACACCCGGCCGCGGAGTTTTTTAAGACCGGCCTGGGCCAGGGTAAGGCCGCCCCGAGGCCATTCAAGTACGACCAGACCTCAGTCGACCGAGCGCGCGCCCTGATCGAGTCGGCGATCTCGATCGATGACCTGATGACCTCGAGCGCGGCCGAGATCCGCAAACTGAAGGGGATCAACTCGGCCATGACGAAAAGCCTGTCGCACGACTTCAAGCGCCGAGCGAAAAAACTCGGGTACGACCTGACGGTCGGCGATATCGGCAAAATCATAATGACCGACGAGGCGCGGGAGAGTTTCTCTCACGCCCTACAATCGACCGGCCTCACGTCCGAATGGGTATTTCTCGAGAAGTCGACCGAGTTCTACTCGATCGAGACCGGCGCGATCGCCCCGGCCCGGTCGATCGACGTCAAGTATGCCGCGGCAATGCCGGCCGATCACAACGGGAACAGAAAGTCGCCGACGAAAATGTTTACGGAGTTCGGCGGGCGATGCGTCTACGCCGAGATGTACTGGCCAAAGCAGGGAAGTATTCCGGACCCGTTTTTCGAGTACAAGGGTCTCCAGTTCGTGAACAGCTATCGCCAGGACGCGGTCGCCGAGCGCGCCGACTGGCACGTCGGCCAGAACTGGCGAACAGTCGAGCGCCATATCCGCACCACGTTCTCGGATCACGACGCCGATATCCTCATTCAATGGATGGCCCACAACGTACAGCGGCCAGGCGAGAAAATTCTCTGGTCGCCGGTACTGTTCGGCGTCCAGGGCGACGGCAAGACCACGATCGCCCGAGTCCTGGCGGCGGCCATGGGACAGCGTCACGTCCGCAATATCAGCCTAGACAGCCTGTTCTCCGCGTTCACCGGATGGGCGACTGGCGCGTGCGTCGGCGTCCTGGAGGAGATCCGGATCATTGGCCATAGTCGCCATGACGTGATGAACAAGTTAAAGCCGTTTATCTCGAACCAGACCGTCGAGGTCGTGCGTAAGGGCCAGGACGGGATCGACGTCCTCAATACGCAGAATTACCTCGCTTGCACGAATCACGCCGACGCCCTGGTCCTGGACCATGGCGATCGCCGATGGGGCGTATTCGCCACCAGGTTCGAGAGTCGGGCCGCACTCCTGGCCGAACGCGGCGAGGACTACTGGAAGGCGCTCTATTCGGCGATTGATAACGACGACGGCGAGATCCGTTCCTGGTTATTGAATATTGACCTGTCGGAGTTCAATCCGAACGCAGCGCCGGAGACGAACCAGGCCAAACTGAACATGATCGAGGAGTCTATATCGGACGACGAGTCGAACATTCGGGAGGTTCTCTCGATCGAGGAAAGCCTGGTATCCGAGGACCTGGTCCTCATATCTCGATTAAATGAGGCGCTCAAAAAGTACGGTTATAAACAGCCAGGAGCGAAGCGAACTTCGAACATTTTGCGATCGATGGGATATGAGAATGTCCTATTAAGGATCGGCCAGGTCCCGACCCGAGTCTACATTTCGTCTAGAAAGGCCGGACAGTTCGACTCGGAAAGAGAGCGAAACGCATGGATAAACTTAGTTTTCGATGCGAATCGGTTCTCTTAGTGTTACTTTTTGGGATCTGTTACTTTTCCTGTTACGTCCTAAGCCTTTGTTTTATATATATATATTTCTTTTAAGTAACAGAGTAACAGCGTAACAGGAAAAAAGAGAAATAGAGATAAAAAGGATATAGAGGGTATAAATGGGTCAATATGTTTATATAGGCAGAGTAGGATTCGCTTTTGTTACAGCGTACCGTTACAAAAAAACGCATCCCCGATTAACCCTGGATTGATCTAAACTAAACCATGGATAAAACCCGATTCGCTTTCCTGGTGGTCCTTACCCTGGTCGCGTTAGCGTTCGCGGCCGGTGTGGTCCAGGTACTACCCGACGAATGCCGAGGACTACCGGCCGGGTGTGGTTCCATTTCGAAATGATTTAGATATTCGTTATCAGGTGAGATAAACGCATGGACACCGACTACCTACCCGAAGCGGACTACAACACTCGAGCATGGCGGCGACTGCGAAAGCTAATCCTCGCGCGCGAGCCGATGTGTCGTTATTGCCTGGCCGATGGCCTGATGGTAGAGGCCACGGTGGCCGACCACGTCACGCCTCACCGAGGAGATCGTCGAATGTTTTGGCATGGACCATTCCAGTCTCTCTGCGCGACGTGCCACAACAGCACGAAGGCACGCATCGAGCGCACCAATGGCCGCGCAGTATTCCAACGCGTCGGCGCCGATGGCCTACCCGTCGGGGGTGGGTGGTGACGCGCGCCGGGGGGGGCGATTGCCGAGGTTTTCGGGCGGCCGGCGCACACCGCTGCGAACTCTCGCGCGATTGCCTCTTGGATTTTCCCCGATTAAGCATTCCCCAGGGTTAACCCCTACCTTTCAAACCATCAAGGAGAACTAAACAATGGCCGCAACTCTCAGAACTGCAAAAACAAGCGTCGCCGGTGCGCTCGAAACGGTGAAAAGCATTAAGAAAACGCTCGAAAGCCCGATCCCATTGACGGGAAACGAGACGAAATACTTCGATGCTATCGTGCGCGCGCGCGAAGCGTCCTCCTGGGACACGCTCCACCTGATCCTGGCCGGACAACTCGCGCAGTCCCTCGCCCAGTTAGACCTGGCGAACTCCGATATCGCGGACCGCGGCCTCATGGTCGAGAACCCTCGCGGAACGCCGATCGTGAACCCGTCGGTCTCGGCGAAGACGTCTCTGGCCGGGTCGGTCATGCAACTGAGCCGGACCCTGGGCCTCTCGGCCTCGCAGAAAGGCCTATCGGGTAAGCCCCAGGCGGCCAGGAACGAGGCGGACCGTGAGGCGCGCAAGCTGATCGAGTCGGCCTCCTCGGACGAACTCCTCGCATGAGGCGACGCGTCAAGGTCTCGCCGGTCGTCCTGGGGGCGATCAAGTCGGGCCACGTCCCCAAGCTGCGCGACTGGCGCTCACTCCCGACGGAAAAGCTACGCCTGGGCGAAAAGGTCTGTCGGTTCATTGAGACCCACGTCGTCGTCCCCGAGGGCGAACTGGTCGGGAAACCGATGCGCCTCCTTTTGTTCCAGGAGGTTTTCATCCAGTCGATATTCGACGGGCCGGTGCGCGCCAGGCGCGCGATCCTGTCGGTCGGACGCAAGGCCGGCAAGACGACCGTAATCGCGGCCTTGATGATCGCGTTTATGTTTATGCGCGACTTGATCCGCCAGAACTCGAGGATCAACTCGGCCGCACTTGGACGCGACCAGGCGGCGCTCGTCTACAACTACATGAGCAAGAGCCTCCAACTCTCGCCCACGCTCCAGGGACTATTTCGCAGCGTCCACTCCGGCAAGCGGATCGTCGCACTTCGGACCGGGATCGAGTACCAGGCACTCGCGGCCGAGGCCGGTCGCGCGATGGGTCTGTCGCCGGCCGTGATCGTCGGCGACGAATGGGGCCAGGTGGTCGGCCCGAATCATCCCTTTATCGATGCGCTCCTCACGTCCCAGGGCGCGCATGAGAACCCGCTCGCGATCATCATTTCGACCCAGGCCCCGAGTGATGCCGATTTTCTGTCGGTGGCCATCGATGACGCGACGAAAGCACCGTCGCCGGAGGTTGTCTGTCACGTCTACACGGCCGACAAGGATCTCGCGCTAGACGACCCTAAAGCCTGGGCGCAAGCCTGTCCGGCGGTGGGCGAGTTCAGGAGCGCCGAGGATATCCGTATGCAGGCCGAGCAGGCGCTCAGACTGCCGAGTTCCCAGGCCTCATTCGAGAACCTGATCCTGAACAGGCGCGTCGCCCAGGCCGCGCTCTGGTTGGCCCCGACGGTCTGGAAAGCCTGTTCGTCGCCCCCGGATCTCTCCGTATTCCGAGACGCCGAGGTCCACGCCGGCCTCGATCTCTCGATGCGTACCGACTTGACCGCGTGCGTCCTGGCGGCCAGGGACCCGGACGGCGGCGTTCACCTGGTCCCGCTCGCGTTCACGCCAGAGGACGGGATCCGCGAGCGCGAGAAACGCGACAAGGCCCCATATTCGGCCTGGGTTCGCGATGGCTACCTGATCGCGGTCCCAGGGCCGACGATCGATTACGACTGGTTATGTGCTTACTTGCGCGACTGGTTGCATGAGAAGGGCGTCGCCCTGACTAGCGTCCAGTACGATCGATGGCGCATTGACGTCCTGAAGGCCGCGGCCGAGAGGACCGGGTTCGCCCAGGACGCCGAGTTTCAGGAGGTCGGCCAGTCGTTTCGGGATATGTCTCCGCGCCTGGAGACGTTCGAGACGCTACTCCTCCAGAAACGGATCTATCACGGCGGCCACCCGCTCCTGAACCTAGGCGCGGCGAGTGCGGTCGTCGAAATGGACCGGGCCGGTGGCCGGACCCTGGCGAAAAACAAGTCGACGCAGAGGATCGACGTCCTGGTGGCCTCGGTGATGGCCGCTCATCCCTGCGCCAATTTCGAGATGGCCGGGTTCGATATCGAGGCCTTGATCGCGTGAGGGATTGACAAAACCCTAATCCATTGTGCAATCGCAATTATTAAAATATAATCCGCGTATGGATATGGCCTATCACCGACCCTCTAAGCGAGAACGTGAGGAGCGTAAAAACGCTCCAGGGCCAGACTCCCCCCCGAATAAATCCGACCGCCTCCTGGCGGGAAACGGTTTCACGCTCTCGACGGTGGAATCGTGCAGACAAAAAGTCTCCCGGTAGGCATTCAGAAAGCCGAGTCGCCCGAATACGACGGGACCTGGGTTATCTCCTCGGACGCGGTGGACCGCGCCGGTGACGTGATTTCGACTAAGGCGCTCAAGTCGCTAGTCGGTCAAGAGGTGATCTGTCTCTGGCAACACGACAGCGCGCTCCCGGTCGGCAAATGGACGAATCTCCGCATGGTCGGGACGAAACTCGCGGCCGATCTTAAACTCGCCGAGACCAGTCTCTCGAAAATGATTAAGGCGCTCCTGGCGATCGATACGCCCCTGGGCGCGAGCGTCGGGTTCCGCGGTCGCGGCACGCCTCGCGAAAAGGGCGGCCTCCAGTTCGACGCGATCGAACTCCTCGAGACGTCCGTCGTCTCGGTCCCATGTAATCCCCAGGCGATGCAAATCGCGAAAAGTTTCGGCGTCGATCTGTCCAATGGTCACGCCCAAAATGCCGAGTCCGGCAAAAACCACGAAGCCATTATCAAAATCGCGAAGGCGGCGATTCTCCGCGCCAATCGCACCATTAGGAAATAATCAAATGAACCTCGCAGAACGCATTAAGGCCGCAGAGGCCGAACTCCTGGGTCTCAAAGACCAATTGGTCGCCGTGACTAAGTCCCTCGAGGACACTCCCGACGACGAATCTCTCCTGGTCCAGGTTGAGACTCTCTCCGGCGACGTAGAGAAAAAAGCCGCAACTGTCGACGCACTCAAGAAAGCCGAGAACGCTCTGGCCTCGCGTGCGAATCCCGCGTCCGCCTCAGTCGTCCAGTCGAAAAACATGGGTAGCAAGGCAAGCGCCGACCTCCTGTTCAAAGCCGCCCTGGCCGCGGCCGAATCCCATACGAACCGGACGTCCGTCCAGTCCGTACTGGAAAAGCGTTTCGCCGGTGACGAGTCCGTCGCCCTGGTGACTAAGGCCGTGACCGCTCCCGCTCTGACTTCGGTCGAGGGGTGGGCCGCTGAGCTTGTGCGGGATACATATTCCGCATTTATGGACCTCTTGCGTCCTGAGTCGGTCGTTCCTCGCCTGGGCCTGAACAGCTACACGTTCGACGGATACCAGTCGATCAAGATCCCCGGCCGCGCATCAGGCGCTCGCCTGGACGGCGCATTCCGCGCAGAGGGCGCACCGATCCCAGTCAAGCAAATGGCGTTCGAATCCAAGATTCTTACACCTAAGAGCCTGGGCGTGATCTCCGCATTCTCGAACGAACTGTTCGAGCGTTCGACCCCGAACATCATGGACGTTATTCGTAATGCCATGATCCAGGACACGGCCGAGGCGCTCGATATCGCGTTTCTGAGCGCGAACGCCGGCGTCCCCGGTATCTCTCCCGCGGGTATCCAGGTCGGCCTCGCGGCCGGCGATACAGCCGTCTCGACAGGAACCGACGTCGGTTCGATTACGGCCGACTTGCGCGGTCGCCTGCAGGCGATGACCTCGCAGAACCTCGGCCGTCGTCCGGTCTGGGTGATGCACCCGGCCCGCGCCTGGGGTCTGCAACTCTCGACCAATGCGGTCGGCGGGATCGCTTTCCCTGAAATGCAAAACGGCCAATTGATCGGGATCCCTGTCGTCACTTCGACGAACGTCCCGGCCGATATCGTTTACCTGATCGATGCGTCCGAAGTCGCCTTCGCCGGCGGGACTCCTCGTTTCATGGGAACCGAAGTCGCGACCTTGCACTATGAGGACACGACTCCGCTCGATATCAATGGTTCGGTGGCCGCGTCGCCAGTTAAATCCCTGTTCCAGACCAATACGTCCGCTCTGCGCGCGCTTTGGAATGTGGACTGGGCGACTGGCCGCGCCGGTGGCGTTCAGACCATTACAGACGTCGCCTGGTAAGCAGTAAATCGATCACTTGCGAGGGAATGCCCTCGCGAGTGATCGCATAACGAAAGAGAGGTCCGAAATGCTAGTTTGGGCGTACAAGAAAATCACCGAATTAAATGGCCGGACTGGTTTCGTCGATATCGACAAGACCCTCGCCGAGCGACTGGTGGCCGATGGCCACGCGCAGAATCCCGCAGTCGGCGCGAACGCGCTCCGACGCATCGATACGCTTACTCCCCTGGCCACGGCCTACGAAGTCCGCCAGGAGGCCGCAGAGGCCACCGAGGCCCCATACGAAACCAAAGAGATGACGCCTCGGAAATTGTTTAAGCGTCGTTCGAACAAGGGCGACAACTAAATGGGACTGGCCGCCAGAATTAAGACGTTTTTCTCGGGAGCCGAGGGAACGTATCGAGGCCCTGCGATGGGCGTCGGTGAACTGGGCGGCGTCTACTCGATCCCGTTCGGTGATGGGTATCAGCGAAACCTGGATATGTCCGGGATCGGCGCGCGCAACGTCCCGGCCGTCTATGCGTCGGTGATGGCATTCGCCAGGGCCGCGAGCCAATGCTACCCGCACCAGAAACGGATCAACGACCAGGGCAAGCATGAAATTATGACGACGACCGCGGTCGCGCGTCTCTTGCGTTCGCCGAACGCATACGAAACCTGGAATCAGTTCATTTATAACGTCGTCGCCAGAATGCTATTCGACGGCGAATGTGTTTGCATCATTGTCCGCGACGACCGTCGCGCACCGACCGCGCTCCATATCATGCCGCGCGGTTCGTTCATGCCTTACGTCGAGCCGGTGACGGGCGCGATCTTTTACTCGGTGGGTTCGAACCCTATGCTCCCCGAGACGACCGACTACATGGCCCCGGCGCGCGACGTGATCCACTTTCGCACGCATACGCCACGCCATCCTCTGATCGGCGAGTCGCCTATTAAGGCGGCCGCGATCGCGGTCGGAATCAACGTCGCCTTGTCTGAGACCCAGGCGACATTCTTTCGGAACATGAATCGCCCGAGCGGCATTCTGTCGACCGACCAGGTCCTCACGAAGGAACAGACGGCGCGCCTGCGCGAACTGTTCGACGAACAGTCGAAACTCTGGAGTAAAGGCGGAATGCCGATTCTCTCCGCGGGCCTGAAGTTTCAGCCTCTCGGAGTCGACTCGGTCGACGCGCAACTGATCGAGTCTCAGCGCATGAGTATCGAGGATATCGCGCGCGTGTTTGGCGTACCGCTCCCGATCATTGGCGACCTGTCTAAGGCCACCATGAGCAACACCGAACAATTGATCTCGATGTGGCTATCGATCTCCCTGGGTTCACTCCTGGAGAACATCGAGCGGTCTCTGGATTCCGCGTTTGAACTGGCGGCCAACGAGTACACCGAACTCGACGTCTCCGCGCTCTTGCGTACTGACTTCGCCGGCCGCATCGATGGCCTGACGAAGGCGATCCAGGGCGGCCTGTTCACGCCGAACGAGGCGCGCGATAAGGAGGGTCTGCCTCCTGTCGAACACGGCGACAAGCCCTACTTGCAGCAACAGATGGTCGAACTCGGGTTCAAGCCCGAGCCTCCCGCCCCCATGACTCCACCGAAAGACCCGCCCGCAGATCCGCCCGAGGACAACGAAAAGCAATTCGACCCGGTAATCGCTCGCGCGCTCGTCTTTGAACTATTGAATAAAAAGGTCGCTTAATGTCGATTGAGAAAGCACTCGCGCAATCCCTCGAGCCAATCGTCGACCAGATCGTCGAGATCAAGAAAGCAGTCGAGCAGATCGAACGCACTCCAGGACCGGCCGGCCGTGATGGCCGCGACGCGGATCCTGTCGAGGTCGCGATCGAGGACGTGACGGCCGCGCTCAAGTCGGACGGCGAGTTCGTCAAGATCACCAAGGGCGACCAGGGCGATCGAGGCGAGCCTGGCGAGGCCGGCCAGGCCGGCGCAGGCATTGAGACAAAGACCTGGACGGCCGGCGCAGTCTATCGAGCCGGCGACCTGGTGATGCACAACTTCGGCCAGATCTTTAAGGCGGCCTCGGACACGGTGGCCGAACCAGGCGAGGGCGAGGATTGGTCGCGCGTCGGGACCTTCGGGTTCAAATGGACGGGCGTCAAGGCCGAGGGCAAACAATACGCGCCTGGCGATATCTATATCGACAGCGGGACCTCGTTCCTGGTCCTACCTACTGGCGAGGCGAAAATGCTCGCGCAGAGAGGCAAGGCCGGGAAAGACGGGATCGACGGCCAGGACGGCCGCCACGGCCGCGATGGCCATGGGATCACTCTGTTCGAAATTACGGACGACGCGATCGTCGTCGGCAAGGACGGCCAGACGGTCGTCTACGACCTGGGCGACGTGATCGAGCGCAGTCTGCGCGCGCACTCGAGCGATATCGAGCGCGAGATCGCGGCGACTGTCGTCAAGGACCTATTCACGCCCCAGGACGATAACGCGGTTCCCTTGCGGTTCTACCGCGGGACCTGGCGATCGGGAACCGACTACAACTCGGGCGACCTGGTGATCTACGCGGGCGCGCCCTTTATCTGTCGGGCAACCCCGAAGGACGGGATCGCGCCTGTCTCCTCGATCATGGACGCAGGCGAGGCCGGTCGTTACTGGCAACGCCTGAACGGTGGCATGGGGGGCGCGGGTGGTGGTGGCGTACCCGAGGCCGGCGCTCCTGGCCCGATGGGGCCCGCCGGACCGCCTGGCGACCAGGGCATCCCTGGACAGCCTGGCATCCAGGGACCTCCGGGGATCCAGGGTCCCGCGGGTATGGGGATCAACTACCGCGGAACGGTTGCAACAGAGAGCGAACTTCCGGCCACGGCGGCCCAGGGCGATCTCTGGGTCGTCTCAGAACCCGCACCCGCGCGCGGGTTCGTATGGGATGAGGAGACGGCCGCCTGGGTCGACGCGGGACCCGTACAAGGACCGCAGGGCGTCCCTGGCGTCCAGGGCGTACCTGGCATTCAGGGGCCTGCCGGTCCTACGGTGGCCTCGTCCGACGCCGGCAATACGTCGACGATCGGATCCGATGGGTTCCTCTATACGCCCGCGACAGACCTCTCCGGATATCTCCCGCTCTCTGGTGGAACGATGGTCGCGCCCGCGACGATCAATTTCCCCAACGGCGTGAATATGATCCAAAACGCGTCCGGTTTTAATGTGATCGGATCTGTGGCCGGCCTGTACTTCCGCAACGGTACGGCGAACCTTTTACACCTGGGCATAAACAAGCACCAATCATATAAACCGATCCTTTTACCCGCGGATCCTGTCGCGCCTCTCGACGCGGTGACGAAACAATACGTCGACGCACAATTCGCGGCCGGCGGGTACGTTCTCCCGGTGGCGTCCGATACGACCCTGGGCGGAATGAAGGTCGGTTCGGGTCTGAGCATGGCGCTCGATGGCACGCTCTCGGCCACGCCTTCGAGCGAATGCGTGCGACGAGCGGGCGACACGATGACCGGCCCGCTCTCTCTGAGCGGAGCGCCTGTTTCAGCACTACACGCAACGACGAAGGACTACGTCGACAACCTGGTGGCGTCCTCCTCGGCGACTCTCTCGCCTGCGACGGCGACCGTCCTGGGTGGAATCAAGGTCGGCGCAGGCCTGACCGTGACCGCGGACGGCACGCTCTCGGCGGGATCAAGTTATACGCTCCCGGTCGCGACTTCGACGGTTCTGGGTGGAATTAAGGTCGGCACGCATACCGCGAATCAATACGTCAATGGCGTATCAGCGGACGGGACTCTACTCTGGGGATCGGTTTCCGCAACGGGCGCGCCTCTGCGACTACCTCCGACGGAGATTAGTAGTTTTAATGGCGTCGATTCTTATTGGTACATGGACCCCGTCGGGACTGTTCGCTTACAAATGCCGGGCGGATTGACCGGGATCTTTATATCAAACGCGGGCATCCAGACGTTTACAAAACTCCCCGTTTGCAATATTGCACCGGTTGACGCGAATCACCTGGTAAATAAGGCCTACGCGGACAAGATGCTACCCACGACGGGCGGCACGATGACGGGAACGATCACGCTCCCGACGACTGTCCAGTCGTTCACCTGGGGGACTACCGGGCTAAATATGTTCGGCGGATCCGGTGGCGTCGCCCTGCGAAGCAACTCGACGAACCTCTGGACGACAACAGCCGCGAACACGACGTTTAATCAGCCGATCGTGACGCAGAACTCCGCGGGCGCGATCGTTATCGGGGTGGGCGGCGCGACGATCGGGCGCGGGTCTGCGACTACAAAGATCAAGGTCTCCGGCCAGATCGAACTCCCGACGACCGCGCCAGTCGGCGACGAGGCAATCAGTAAAGCCCACGCCGACGCGACTTACGCGGCGAAGGCGCTATTCGACGAAATGCGCGCCGAGATCGACGCGCTCAAGGCCGAAGTCGCCATTCTCAAGGGAGCCTAAGCGATGGATAAACTCCTAGAACTGTTTAAGGCCCTCCTGGGGATCACCGACGACACCCAGGACGCAGCACTTACCCAGACCCTCGAGATCTCGCAGGAATTGATCGAGGACTATCTCGGCCGGTCTCTCTCATACGGCAAGTATGAGGACTGGGTCGAGGTCGTCCGCGGCCAGGATACGGTGGTCCTGAAAAATTATCCGGTCGACGCGATCCTGGACGTGATGGACGCGGCGACAGGCCTTCCTGTCGTCTACGAAGCCGGATATGTGGTTAAGCCTTCGGGCGAGGTTCGCCTGCGCTCTGGCCACCAGGGCGACCTGGTTGTCTCTTACATGGGCGGATATTTGAACCTTCCGGCCTGGGCGCAGTACGCGATCATCCAAACAGCGAGCGCAGTCTGGAACGCCCAGGGAACGGGCGGAGCCGGTGCGGGCGGTGGCGCGGCGCTTGGCGCGGTCAAGAAAGAGACCGTCTACGGCGTCGCATCGATTGAGTACGAGACCGGCGGATCCTCGGGCGCAGGCGCGGGAACGGTCGGCGGCACGTCGCAGCATGGCGCAATCCCGGCCCTGGTGGCGCATTCGCTCGAACAACACCGGAACAGGTGGGTCTGATGCTAAACGCAACAAATGCAGCGGCACTCTACGAAAAGATGATCGAGCGATACGGCGAGACGGTCGAAGTCCGCACGCTCGACGCCTCGACCTCGCCCCCGACCTGGAACCTGGTCGGCCAAGCGCGCGCCTGGGTCACGGCCCCGTCGAGCATTCGGACGGGCCTCGAGCAAGTCGCCGGAGAACTGGACGCGAAGTTCGTCAATATTGTTTTGCTCCAGGCCGATATCGGGACCTATCAGGTCCGCGAGAAAGCGGACCGGGTATTCGTGCGCGGGAAGTCCTACGTCCCCGACTATGTGAACCCGATCACCAGGTCCGTAAACGGCCAGACGATCGCGGTCGAAATACGGTGCGGGGTCTAGATGGCGTCCGCAACAGTCCGACAGACCATCCTCGACTGGTTCGCTCAGAACTGGACCTATACGCCGGTTTATGTCCTGGACGATTTCGGCGACGTCGAGGAGGTTCCCGCGAACAACGATTTCCCCTGGGTCGGCCTCGAGTTCGTCTCTCCTGGCGAGATCGTGAACAGCATTCCCGCGAACGAGTTCCTCGAGTCCGGTCTGATCCTATTCCACGTCATTATCCCGAGAGCCTGGCCATCGAGGGAGGCGATTACAATCGCGGATAATCTGCGGATCGCTTTGCGTGCGAAACGTCTGGGCCATGTAGTAATCGAATCATTTTCCCCTGCCTCGGACGACTCGCCTCCCGCGATCGGCCAGGGCGCGACTTTTACCGGATGGGCGTCCGTAGCAACCTTCCAACATATCAACCACTCCTCGGAGAATACATAATGAGTTCTAGCAACCTGGTCGCGCTCCACTACGTTCGCGAAACCGAATACAACAAGACGCCCGACGGCGTTCCCTTCAATACTGCGCGCTATACGTCCGAGGGCCTGTCTGGCACGCCCCAGGTCACGCAGTCCGAAATGATCGCGGGCCACCGGGAAAATAATGGCCAGGTGGTCGTCGGTATGGACTGCGGCGGCCCGATCGCCTCCGAGATCGCACCGAGCCAACAACTCGAGGACTTTATCTCTGGCGCGCTCATGCGGAACACGCCTTCGGTCCCTGCGATGGATCTCCCGATCGCGGCGGACGTGACGGTCGGATCCGAGTCCTCGATGGAACTCGCCTCCGGCGACTTTCTGCCTGGTATGTTTGAAGCCGGCCAGATCGTGCTTTTGTCGGGTTTCGTGAACGAGTCGAACAACGGCGCGGGCTATGTGACCTCATACGAAACGGGAACGATGATCCTGGCCAAGCGCGGAGCGGTGGCCGAGACGGCGGCCGGTGCGTCGGTGAAACGTCCGGCCGGCTATACCGTCGGAACGGATAAGCCTTCGTTCACGTTCGAAAAGAAATTCAACGACCTGACCGACAAGGCGATCGACTACACGGGAATGCTCGTCAACTCGATGACCCTCGCGTTCGCATACGGTGAGATCGCGACGAGTGATTTCGGTTTCATGGGCGCGGGTTATACCGTATGCCCGAGCGGGATCCCTGTCACGACAGGCGAGACAATCAACCCGGCCGAGACGACTCAACCCTTGAACGCCTCGATCGATATCCCTGGCGTGATTTTCAACGGCGAGGACGCCGGGTTCTGTTTCCAGAACTTGACGATCAACCTGGCGAACGGTCTCACGCCTTCGGTGTGTATGGGTTCGATCACGCCTCACGGTTACAGCCTGGGATCCGCGAACGTGACGGTCTCGGCCAGTTCCTACCTGGTGAACTCGAATTTCTACATGGTCGAGGAAAAACTCAAGCAGACCCCGGTCGCGATCGCTTTCTCCGCGTCTAATGCAGACGGCGGAATCGCGGTCTCCATGCCGGCCGTCCAGTTAACTTTCCCCGATCCCTCGAGCCAGGGTCGCGATCAACAGGTAAGCCTCGCGATCGAAGGTACGGCAAAATATGACCAAGCAGCGGGAAATTCGATTACGATCTACGTTTGGAAAAACTAAATCGTTATTGAAAAGGAGAACGCCTAATGAGTCTAGACGCCTACAAACTTCCGGCCGTCCTACGGGACGGATTCGTCCACGCATTGAAAGACGCGCCGGAAGTGAAGTTTCGGATCTCGCCCCCAATCTCAGCGAATCGAAAATTCCAGATGACGGTCCTCCGTCGCCTGCCCGCGGGGATCGATCTCCAGAACGCCGATATGTTGCAAGTCCTCGAGACGCAGCGAGAGGTATTCGTCGAGATGTGCATCCTCTCTTGGGAGGGCGTCGATAAGGATTTCAACCAGGAGAACGCGAAGGCGTTTTTCGAGGAATACCCTTTCGCGCTCGATGAGGTCTGGGGAGCCGCGCAGAACTACACCGAGACGCAAGAGGCCGAGGTCGAGCAGGAGACCGACAAGCTAAAAAAGCCCTAGCCTGGGCGATCGAATGGGGAGGGAAAGAGGCCTTTTATGAGCAACTTAAAAAGATCGGAGCGATACGCGCCGAACACCTCGCCCCTGAGATCGGTATGGAGTCGATTCTTTTGTCTCTGTTTTTCGATCTCTCCTCATGCCGGGCGTATACGTTCGGCGGGCCAGGGCCGATTCCCCAGACGGTTCTATGGCAAGCCCAGGACCGACTCAGTCTCCCGGATGCAGCGGTCTCTACTTTGCGGCAACTCGACAACGAATATTTGAAAATCGCAAATGACAAATCTAAGGCATGAGATCACGATCGGAAAGACTGGCGTCCAGAACGTCACGTTCCCCGACGGGTTCCTGCCTGGTAAGACCTCGATCCAAGATTTTATGCACGACTTTTTTACGCAGAAAGTCGCCGAACAGATCCGCCTCGGGAACGATAAGCCGGTGATCTACGCGGACGGCCGACCCGGTACGATCAAGTCCGCGCAGAAACGCCTCGAAGCCGTATTCGCACCGACGACGCTAATCCAGAAAGCGGTCCGCGATGCGGTGGCCATGATGCAGCAATACTCGAAGTCCTATTCGCGCCTATCGCTTGGCGGCGTCGCATCGAAGACGGTCGTCCTCCTGAATGGCCGCCAGGTGAGCGAGGCCGAACTCGTCAACATTAAGCCGCGCGATGATATCCGGATCACGTCCGAGGCGGAATACTTCCGAAACCTCGAGTCAATCGACGGATCCGCGGATCCTACGTCAAGCAGTTAGCCATTACCGATTTAATCGCCCGAGTATTGAGAACCAGATATCGATCGCTTTATGTTGGCGATGTGTGGATCGAGAACTATAATCGGGCATTGAATAACCCTAATAAACGATGGCCGGCGATCAAAATCGGGATTAAATTCTAATGGCAACTGAAAGCCGCGAGTTACTGTACAGGATCCAGGTCGACGCCTCCCAGGCGGTGAGGGAGGCCGAACGCGCGTCGGTGGCCATGCGCGGCATGGGTTCGGTGGCGACGACCACGGCCGGCGGCATGACCACAATGGGCCGCGGCGTTCAGAACGCAAGCTATCAAGTCCAGGACTTTATCGTCCAGGTGACAGGCGGCCAGGACGCGCTCCGCGCCTTCGGACAGCAAGCGCCTCAACTCCTGGGCGGTTTCGGTGCAGTCGGTGCGGCCATTGGCGTCGCGTTCGCTTTACTGCCTCCGATGATCGAGGCGATCAAAGCACTTAAAGACGAGACGATCGAACTCGAGAAGGCGGCCGACAATGCGCGCAAGGCGCAGAAAGATCTCGCGACCGCGCTCGACCTGGTTTCGGAATCGTCTTTCGATCCTTTGATCGAACAGTACCGCGACGCGGACGACGAGACTAAGAAACTGATCCGGACGAGTATGCAGCTAAATATCACCTTGGCCCAGGTGGCCGCGGTGGATCTGCGAACGAGTCTAATCGCAAGCATTGAGGAGGGCGTCGAGAAACTCGGATTCTTTAATCGCGCCTGGTTACAGTTTAAGAAATCGGTCCAGGACAGCAAGGCGGCCGACGCGCGCGGCGAAGTCGGACCCCTGCGCGGGAACGCGGTCCCGCTCGACAGCCCGCAACTCCTCGCGCCTGGTTGGAATATCAACGGATCGCAAGTCGACGAGATCCTCAAGGCAAAGGACGCCTATGCGGATATGAAAATCTCCGCGACGGACTACCTCGAGACCGTCGTCAAGATCTACTCGGCCACGAAGGAGCCGACAAAGGAGTTCACGGCCTGGGTGAAGTCGATCAACGAGGCGACCCGCGGCCAGAGACAACTCGAGATCTCGGTCAAGCAGACCGAGAAGTTCCTGGCCGAGGTCAACAGCGGCCGGCCACTCCGCACGACCGGCGAGCGCAGGAAAGCCGAGGCGGACGCCAAGCGCGACGCGGATCGTACTGCGCGCGAGGCAAAGAAAAGCCTCGACGAGTTCCTGCGCGACCTGGCCGCGTTCGAGAAACTCGCGACCGGCTACCAGGCCAAGCAAGAGGAACTCCTCGAGACGAATCGACGCCTCACGTCCGGCCAGGAGAACTGGCGGATCTCGCTCGAGCGAGTGACCGAATCAGAAAAGAAACTGATCGAACTGCGCGAGCAACAGAAAAACGGCGTCACGTCTTACACCGAGTTTCAACAGGAGGCGCTCGAGAACCTCCTCCAGAGAAACGCAGCACTCGAGCGTGCGAACATTCTCCAGGCCGATGCGAACGCCCTGGTCGGCCAGGCCAGGACTCCCCTGGAGGAATACGACCGGACCATGGAGCGCCTCAATTATCACTATGAGGCCGGCCGGGTCAGTATGCAGCAATACAACGAGACCATGGCGTCGGCGAAAACCAAACTCGCCGAGTCGACTCCCCTGGTCTCTGAATTTACTCAACTCCTGGGCCAGGCGATGACGGCCGCGGTGATCGCGGGTGACTCTTTCGCCGACACGATGAACAAGCTAGTAAAGGGTCTGGCCGCGGTCGCGTTCCAGGTGATGATCGTCGAGCCTCTGGTCAAGTCACTAAAGCAGGCCATGAGCGGCCTGTCGTTTTTCTCGCCGACTGGACCCTCCGGCGGTTCGACCGCGGGCGGATGGACGTCCTCGGCGAACGGCAACGCATTCGATTCGTCGATCTCCGCGGGTGCGTCTAACGTGATCCCGTTCGCGAAGGGTGGCGTATTCAATACGCCGATGACGTTCCCCATGGCGGGCGGAAAGACAGGCCTCGCTTTTGAGGCGGGTCCCGAAGCGATCATGCCACTTAAGCGCGGATCCGACGGGAAACTCGGCGTCTCGGCCTCGGGCGGTGGATCGACGACTGTCGTCAACGTCTACAACGCGACCGGCGGCGAAGTAAGGACCGAGGAACGCCAGGACCCGAACGGCGGCAAGACGATCGACGTTTATATCAGCAAGGTCGTCCAGGACGGAATCGCGAGCGGCCAGTTCGATCGCGCGATGACTTCGACCTACGGCCTCAGACGACAAGGACAGCGATAGATGAATCCCACCTGGCCCCAGGTCCTCCAGGACCGCCCGAACAAGGAATACTCGGAGACGATGATCGACGGCGTGATCCGGTCGAACCCTGATATCGGTCCGACTATGTCGCGGCCACGGTTCACGAAGACACGCATTAAGGCGAACCTGTCTTTCTGGGTCGACCGCGAGGGATACGTCGCGTTCCTGAATTTCTACAATATTGAACTGGCGCAAGGGAGCCTCCCGTTCGACTGGATCAAGCCGATTACAGCCTTGCCTGTTACGTTTAAATTTCTCAAAGCGCCTGCGATTACGTCAATCGGTCCGCTCGATTGGAATATCGACTGCGAACTCGAGGAGGTCTAAGCGATGGCCTTTTCTCAGAGACTCGTCCAGGCCGCACTCGCACCGAATACGGGCGAGGTTTTCCTGTTCCTGTTCGAGTTCAATCACCCATCATTCGCGACACCGATCCGCCTGGTGAACAACCTCGAGGATATCGTCTCTCGCGGCCAGGAATACATGGCGTTCCCGCTCGAGATGGCACTCCCGCCAGACGACGGCGAGACCTTACCCGCGATCGAGATCAAGGCGCAGAACGCAAGCCTCGAACTGATCGACGAGATCCGCAGCATTGTCGGCCCGATGGACGTTCGCCTGGAATTGATTCTGGCCTCGTCGCCCGACTATATCGAGGCCTCGATCGAGAATATGAGAGTCGCGGCCATTACGTTCGATAAGGACGAAATCACGATGACCCTGACCGTCGACGATCTCCTCAATACCGCATTCCCGAAGCATCGATATTTGCCGTCGAACTTCGCCGGCCTGTTCAAATAGGGGCGCGATGAATGTCTCCGACCTTATCGGCATTCCCTACCAGGTCCACGGCGAAACGCATGACGGGTGCGACTGCCTGGGTCTGGTCCGAATATTTTACCGGGAGATCCTGGGGCGCGAGTTCCCCGACTTCCGAGACCTATACAACGATCCGCGCAACTACGACGCGGCCGATAAAACAATCAGCGAACAACAGCACCAATTCGAAAGGGTCCAGGACCCGCAAGGCGGCGACGTCGTCCTATTTCGAGTCGGGCGCTTTGCTTGCCACGTCGGGATCCTGATCGATGCGACCTACTTTATCCACAACCAGGAAGGCGCGTCGAGCGCAGTCGAAAGAATCGACTCCGAGGTCTGGCGTCATCGAATCGTCGGGTTTTTCCGGCCACGCGATATTTAGGGACAACCCGTTCCAGGGGATCCAAGGGAACTACCAGGTCGTTCCTTACCGGGTCGGCGCGACGGTCCAGGAGATCGTCGACCAGGCGGTCGCAGGGAACCAATGGCTAGAGACTTATATCGAGGTCCGGATCGGCGACAGCCTGGTCACGCGCGAGCATTGGAAACTCGTTCGCCTCAAGCAAGACGCGCCGATCGTCCTGGTGGTTCGCCCCCAGGGCGGCCAGGGAATCGGGAACATCCTAAAGACGGTCGCCCTGATCGCGATCGCAGTCGTCGCCTCCGTTTACCTGGGTCCGCTCGCGGCGGGTGCTTTGGGGTTCAAGGCCGGGACGACGGCGTTCCTGGTCGCCTCGGCATTGACCGCGGCGGCCGTGACTATGGCCGCGAGTCTCGCGCTCAATGCGATATTCCCGCCTCCGACACTCGACGCGACAGGCCTGGGCGTCTCAGGCAACACGGGCGCGCGTGAGGCCGACGCCTTCGGGTGGTCGGTAAACAAGAACACAGGCCAACAGTACCGCGCGATCCCGCGCGTCTATGGGCGCGTGAAAATGGCCCCGAACTACGCGGCCAGGCCGTTCGTGAGTTCGCTCGCGGATCAGCAAACGCTCTATATGCTTTTCGACTTCGGATACGGCCCGCTAGTGGTCGAGGATATCCGTATCGGCGACAACCCGATCGATTCGTTCCAGTCGATCGAGTACGTCGTCCACCAGAGATTTAAAAAGGGCGACGCGCTCGCGCTCTACAACCGAGACACCTACCAGACCGATTACTCGCAGAAACTCCTTTACACCGGGTGGCGACAGGTGACAGGCGGCGCGGTCGGGAGTGAGTTCGTCCTCGACTTCAATATGCCGCAAGGCATGGCCACGGTGAACTCGACGACGGGCGACCTGGGAACGAAGTCGGTCGACCTGATGGTTCAGTACCGCGCCGAGGGTGGAGCCTGGCAGAACTTCACGGCCGCGCCCAGGTCGATCACCGGCCCCGGATTCGAGTTCGATCGCCCGACCAATATCTCGCGATACTGGGAGGCGACGACCGGGTGGTATGAGGCGAGTCCGAACCACGCGGTCGTCGATTCCCTGCCTGACGTGAACGCTTACCCGGCGGGGGCGGCCGTCTCGGTCAAGCGTATACGCGAGGAATGGGAAAGCAACTACTACAACAACCCGAGCGATGGTGACTGGGGTAATGGCAACTATTGGGGCGGATGGGATAGCGGGGGCGGCGCACGCTCGATGCCCCTCGCGCGAGACGGTGGCGACAGCCAATACACCCAGTACGTCCGCCACGTCGAGTACCAGGACTATTTCGCGCGAGAGAACGTCCTGTCTAGCGATCGGGTCGTTCGGATCCAGAACGCCACGCAGCGCCCCTTTACGGTCTCGATGACTTTCGCTCTACCCGAGGGCGAATACGAGTTCCGCGTCGCACGCATCGATCCAGACTCCGACGATCGGTATATCGCCGACGACGTCTATCTCTCCTCGGTGCGGGCGATCCGCAACGCGGCCCCGATCGCGCCGGACGTACCTCATACGATCCTCGAACTGAAGGTCCTCGCGACCGACCAGTTAAACGGCATGATCGACACCTTGACCGCGGTCGTGACTTCGATCCTGCCGGTCTGGGAGGGCGGGGTCTGGCGCGAGTACGCGACTAGGAATCCGGCCTGGGCATACCTGGACGTTCTGCGCGGGACCGGATCGATCAAGCCGGCCGCGGACTCGAGGATCGATCTCGATGCGTTCCTCGACTGGGCGAACTATTGCAACACGGCCGCATCGAACGCGCCAGGACAGGCCCGCTCGAACTGCGACGTCGTGATCTCTGGCGACTCGACGACCTGGCAAGTCCTGAAGACGATCGCCTCGACCGGGGACGCGACCGCGTCTCTGCGCGCCGGAAAGTATTCGGTCGCGATCGACAGACCGAGGTCCTACCCGGTCCAACTGTTCACGCCCAGGAACGCCTCGGGGTTCTCCTCGAATATCACCTATTACGATCACCCGCACGCCCTGCGCGTGCAGTTCGTCGATCCTGGCCAGGAATGGCAATCGCGCGAACTGGTGGTCTACGACGACGGATACAACGAGTCGAACGCGACGAAGTTTCAGACGATGGAACTGGTCGGCATTACGACGCCCGCGCACGCCTGGCGCGTCGGCCGGCGCTCGATCGCCCAGGCGAAACTCAGATCCGAGACGTTCACGATCCAGACCGGCGTCGAGAACATCCTGGCCGCACGCGGCGACCTGGTGCGCCTGGCCTACGACGTGCCAAAGATCGGCGCAGGGTGGGCCAGGATCAAGTCGATCGCCGGAAACGTCGTCACGTTCGACGACCAGGTCTACATGGTCACGCCGGATATGCACGCCCGATTTAGAGTGACCGATAAATTCCAGGTGGACCTGAAGGTCTCGGCCGTGATCGATGAGTTCTCGATCGCGTTCGAGTACGCCTCGCCCGCGCTCGCAGTCGGTCAACTGGCCGTATTCGGCACGCTCGAGCGGATCTCCATGGACTGCCTGGTCAAGTCGATATCTCCAGGAATGGATCTCACGGCCACGCTCGAACTCGTTCCATACGCGCCTGGCGTCTATACGGCCGAGTCGCAACCGATCCCGCCATATAACCCGCTCCTGACCAATCGCGACAGCGTGCGGCCTGGCCCAGTCCTGAACCTGACCGCGGCCGAAGTCGATACGGTGATCGCGCGACAGCATTACATTTCGATCGCGCTCTCCTGGACTGCGCCAGTCGGCGCGCTCCCGGCGGCCTACGCAGTCTATGAGGTCCAGAATAACGCCTGGACGCAGATCGGCACGACTAAGGACCTGACGTTTTTCGCTTACCGCGATATCAAGG